ATGAGGCGTGAAGATTGTCGATTTCTCGACATCAAATGCCCTTTAAGAACAGCAAGAGGAGAATGACATGGGTGGTGGTGGATTTCTAGGGTTAGGCCCAGCGCCAAGTGCGCCAGCAGCGCCCGATTATACGGCAGCTGCACAAGCTACTGCACAAAGCAATCTTGATATGGCAAGGGCGGCTACTGCTGCCAACCGTGTAAATCAAGTTACTCCTTACGGCAATTTAGACTACGCACAATCTGGTACAGACCCATACGGCAATCCTACTTGGACAGCAACTACAAGTCTTTCTGATATTGGTCAGCAACTATTAAACAACCAAAATCAGACTTCTTTAGGTCTTGGTAGCGCAATTAACGCCCAATTAGGTCAAGTACAAGATGTGATGGGGCAAGGATTTAACCCTAATTTGCCATCTACCGGCATGAATCCTGGACAGTCTTACCAAGATGCCTATATGCAGCGCCTTGCACCACAACTTGCACAAAGTCGTGAGGCTACTACTGCTGCATTGGCAAACCAAGGTATTGCACCAGGTACACAAGCCTATGAAAACGCTATGCGTCAACAGGCTATTAAAGAAAATGACTTGTTATTGGGTGCTACTACTCAAGGTTTTGGTGTTGGTCAGCAAGCAAATCAACAGGCTTACAACCAAGCCCTTACAAATTACAATTTGCCACTCAATACATTAAGCGCATTGCGTACAGGCGCACAAGTGCAAAATCCATCATTTGTAAATTCTGCACAACAAGCTACTACAGGTGGTGCTGATTTATTAGGCGCAGCGCAAATGGGTTACAACGCACAAATGGGTGACTTTAATGCTAAACAAGCAGCCCAAGCTAACTTTAATCAAGGATTAATGAGTCTAGGTGGCGCTGGAATTATGGCAGCATCTGACATACGCATGAAAGAAAACATTGAAAAAATTGGCAATTTAAATGGTTTAAATATTTATGAATTTGATTACAAGCCTGAATTTAAAAATGAAGCTGGTTATGGTCGATTTATTGGTGTGATGGCTCAAGAAGTTGAAACAGTAAGGCCTGATGCAGTTGTTACAAGGGCAGATGGATATAAAATGGTTAATTATGGAGTGTTAAATGGATAACAATTATTTCACTACTGTAAACCCATATTTTGCACAACAAGACCAACAAGGTTTAAACCCTGTATTCCAAAATATTGCACAGCAACAAGCCAATCAAAATATGGCATTGCAACAAGGCATGAATTTAACCAATCAAGCTGGAATGACTACTCAAGGAAAACAATCTGGCGTTGGCGCAGACCAAATGGCTATGGCTAAAGCATTGCGTCAACCACAAACAGGTGCAGACGCAGCAAAAATGAACGAATTTGGGGCTTATATGCCTTGGAATCAAATGTCTACAGCAAATCAATATGGTACTGACCCTTATTCACAACAAAGTTTAATGTTGGCTTCTCAAGATTTAGGGATGAAATAACATGGCAAATGAATATAACCCAAGTCAAGCTGGCACTATGTCGCCAGAAGATTACGCACAACAACAACAATTAAACCGCCAACAACAAATGGCTACTTTGTTGATGCAACAAGGTATGCAACAGCCACAAGGTCAAATGGTTAGTGGTCGTTATGTAGCACCATCATTTTTTCAAAACATTGCCCCTTTAGCCAATATTGCTGCATCACAATATTTAGGTGGTAAAGCTGATACTGAAGCTGCTAAATTAGCACAAAGAATTCGTGAAGGCAAAGAGTCTGAAAGATTAGCTGCATTGCAACAAATTAAAGCTGGTAATGCTACTGGTGCTTTAGAGTTGCCAAATGTATATGGCGGTGCTGCCCCTTATCAGTCAGCATTGATTGAACAAGCTATACCTAAGAAATCAACTGCTGTACAAGAATTTGAATATGCACAACAAAATCCTCAGTTTGGTCAATATCAAACTGGCTTAAAGCGTGCTGGCGCACCTAGCACTATTGTGTCTATGGGCAAGTCTATTGCTGGTGAAATTGGCCCAATGATGAAAGAAGCGCAAGGCATAGCAACTGCGGCAGTTAAAACTGAAGATTCTGCTAATAGAATCACGCAAGCTATTGATAGCAATAAGTTATTTACTGGTACTGGCGCTAATGTACGATTAGGCGCTGCACAGATAGCTAATACTCTTGGATTTGGCGGTAATACATTAGAAGCTAAGATTGGTAATACTCGCCAAGCCATGCAAGGTCTTGCTGAATTGACATTACAAGGTCGTCAACAAATGCGTGGTCAAGGCGCTATTACTGAGTCTGAAAGCAAGTTGGCTGAACGGGCTATTTCTGGTGATATTAACTTCACACCAGGTGAAATTAAGCAATTAGCTAATGCCGCTAAACGGTCATCTGAACACACATATAACACTTATCAGTCCAAGTTACAAAGTATGGCTAAAAACCCTGATACTGCTGGTTTAGTGCCTTATTATGAAGTGCCAAGAATGACTCCACAAGGCGCAATGCCAAACCAATCCGCTATTGACGCTGAAATCGCCCGTAGACAAGGAAATAGATAATGGATTTATCCCAACTATCTGATGCTGACTTGATGGCTTTAAAAGCCAATGATTTGTCTAAAATGTCTGACCAAGGCTTAATAGCTTTAAAAGGTGGTCAAGTAGCTACGCCTCAAGCACAACCAGCAAGACAAGTGCCAGAAATTCCACAATGGCAGTCTGCTATTGTTGGTGCTGGTAAAGGTATTGTTGACCCTGCGTTGGCTATTGCACAGTATTCAGGTGGTAAGCCTGCTGAAATATCGCAAGCTATTCAGCAACGCATGAAACCGTTTCAAGAAGCTAACCCAATGACATTTGGCGCTGGTCAAATTGGCGGTGGCGTATTAACTGGTGGCGCTTTAATGAAGGGCGCTGGCATGATTCCTAGTTTTGCTAGGGCAAACCCTTATTTGCAAGGCGCTGCTATTGGAGGTGTTAGTGGTGCATTAACTCCTACAGAAACAGGTGTTAGTGGAATGGAAGCAGTCCAAGAAATACCTCAAAAGGTTGGTTTAGGTGCTGTAGGTGGTGTTGGTGGCACGGCTATTGGTCGTGGCGTAGCTAATGTAGTAGCGCCAAAACTATCTGAAGCTGCACAAAAACTGATTGGCGAAGGTGTTAACTTAACTCCTGGTCAAATGATGGGTGGCGCACTTAGAAAGATAGAAGATAAATTAACTAGCGTACCTTTGCTTGGTGATGTTATTGATTACTCTCGCACCAAAGGCATTGAAGAATTCAATAAAGCAGCGTTTAAGCGTGCTTTAGACCCTATTGGTGGCACAGTACCAAAAGAAACAGGTCGTGCTGGTGTAGAAGCCGTAAAGACGCAAATTAGCGATGCTTACAACAAATTGCTACCTAAGATGACTTTTGTGCCAGACCAGCCTTTGTACGATAGCCTTTCTCGATTGGATAAAGTAGTTGTTGGCTTGCCAAAAGCTGAAAACAAAATGGTTGCAGATAATGTTATAGGCATTATTCAAAAGCATATGCCTGACAATGGTTTGATTAGCGGTGGTTCTTATAAAGCTATTGAGTCTGATTTAGGTGAGTTAGCATCAAATTATGCTGGTTCTAAAGGCACAGATGCAATGGTTGGCAATGCTTATAAGCAAGCATTAGGCCAAGTAAGACAAGCATTATCAAGAAGCAATCCTGACTACGCTGAAGAATTGGGTAATATTAATAAAGCCTTTGCTAACTTTTCTCGTATTCGTAGGGCTGGTTCTATGGCTAATACCCAAGAAATGATTACTCCTGCCCAGTTAGCTAGTGCAGTAAAAGCTGCCGATGAGTCTGCCGGTAAAGGCGCTACTGCTACAGGTAAAGCATTAATGCAAGACCTTACAGACGCTGGTGTTCAAGTATTACCTAGTAAAATACCTGATTCTGGTACTGCCGGAAGAAGTGCATTAGTAAGCGCTTTGTTGGGTGCTGGTGGTGCTGGTTCGTATCAAGCCTATCCTACAGTAACTGCATTAGGCGCTGGTATAGCTGGTACTGCTGCACTACCTTACTTGCCAGGTGCTAGAAATGCGCTTACAACATTAGTAGGTAAGCGACCAGAATCAGCAAAGAAATTAGCAGATGCAATTCGTGAATTAGCCCCATACATGGCTGCGCCTGCGGCTCAAAAATCAGTTGGAGAATAGAAAATGAGTAGAAACGGTAGCGGTACTTATAACCTACCTGCGGGTAATCCCGTAGTAACAGGTACAACCATAACTAGCACATGGGCTAATACTTCACTTTCTGATATTGCTAGTGCATTAACAGGTAGCGTTGCTTCTGATGGTCAAACCCCTATGAGTGGCAACTTAAATGTGGCTAATAACAAAGTTATTAATGTTACTGACCCAACTTCTGCCCAAGATGCAGCTACTAAAGCCTATGTAGATGCCGTTGGTTTTACTGTAGCACCTGGAACAAATGGCAATGTTTTAACCTCTAATGGCACTATTTGGACTTCTGCTGCTGCTGTTACAGTACCTACTGGTTCTATGCAAATGTGGCCTACTGCTACCGCGCCAACTGGATATTTGTTATGTGCTGGTACAGCAGTTTCAAGAACAACTTACGCTACTTTGTTTGCACTTATTGGCACAACTTATGGTGTAGGTGATGGTTCTACTACCTTTAATCTTCCTGATTTGCGTGGTCGTATGCCTTTGGGCGTTAGTGGAAGCTACGCATTAGCGTCTACAGGAGGTTCTGCTGATGCCGTTGTTGTAAGCCATACTCATACTATTACAGACCCAGGACATCTTCATGTTATTACTGGTTCTAATGTAGCAGGTGGATTTGCAGCAGGTTCAAATGGCTATCAAAATACAGGTACAACCAATTCTGCAACTGCAACAACTGGCATTACAAACCAATCAACTGGTGTAAGTGGTACAGGGGCAAATATGACTCCTTATTTAGCAATTAACTTTATAATTAAAACTTAATTCAAAAGGGAATCTAACAAATGGCAATGGCAATCAATGGCACTACTGGGGTTACCTATCCTGACGGCACTACACAAGCCTATGGTATGCCAGCACCAAGCACAGCGGGAAATGTTTTAACATCCAACGGTACTGCATGGACTTCTGCCGCTGGTGCGGCTTCTTTTCCTGCTGGCACAGTAACCATATTTAAACAAACTGCCGCTCCTACTGGTTGGACAAAAGACACAACCAATAACAACGATAGTGCTATCCGCATAACTACAGGCACAGTAGGAACAGGCGGTACTGTAGGGTTTACAACTGCTTTTGCTAGTCAATCTGTTGCTGGAACTATAGGGACTTCAGGTGCATACACCCTTACAACTACAGATATTCCAGCCCACACCCATACAGCACAAGGCGCAAGTTTCAACGCTGGATATGCAGGCGGTTCTAACGCTGTTGACAGAGGCTCACAAACAACAAGCTCAACTGGTGGCGGTGGTTCACATAGCCATAGTGGTGGTTCATTTACAGGCACAGCTATCAATTTAGCTGTTAAATATATTGATGTTATTGTTGCTACTAAAGACTAATGGCTACTTTAAAAATAGACCCAACAAGCGGCATTACATACCCTGATGGAGTAGTGCAAGCTACTGCTACGCCATCGCCTAGCACAAACGGTAATTTGTTAGTTTCTAATGGCACTGCATGGGTTTCACAAGCAGCGCCTACAGGCATTCCATCTGGCACAGTAATGATTTTTAGACAAACTGCTGCGCCTACTGGTTGGACTAAAGACACAGGTGTTACAGATAATAGTGCTTTAAGAGTAGTTATTGGCACACCCTCTACTGGCGGTACTGTAAACTTTACTACTGCATTTGCAAGTCAAGCGGTAGCTGGTACTGTTGGCAATTATGGTGGTTTTACTTTAACAACAAGTGAGTTTCCAGCACATACGCATACTTTACAAGCAGCGAGTTTTAATGCCGGTTATTTTGGTGGCGCTAATGCTATTGATAGGGGTACGCAAACAACAAGTAGCACGGGTAGCGGTGGAAGCCATACCCACACAGGCGGTACATTTACGGGGACTGCAATTAATCTTGCAGTTAAATATACGGACTTTATTGTTGCATCAAAAAACTAATGAAAATTGAACCTAAATCAAATTGCCCTTTAAACGCTTTTAATCCATGCAAACAACTTGAATGTGCTTGGTTTATTAAAGTTGTAGGTAAAAACCCTAATACTGGCGCTGAAGTAGACGAATGGGGTTGTGCTATGGCTTGGATGCCTATTTTAACCATTGAAAATAGCCAACAACAAAGACAAACAGGCGCAGCAGTCGAGTCATTTAGAAATGAAATGGTTAAAGCAAATGAAGTAGGTCAAAGAGTTTTATTGGCTACTGCTGGAGTTTCACAACAAGCGCAAACAATGATTTTGGAGAATTAAAAATGAAATTTACTATTATTCCTAGTGATGCAACCGCATACAAAGATGGTCTAGCCTTTCATGGTTTAGATGTGTCTGGTGTACCGGCAAATGTTCATGCTTTGCAATTTAATGACGCTACAAACAAAGGTCATATTGAATTTAAAACTGACGAAAACGACCAAATTTCAGCGCCAGAAAAAATTACAGAGTTGCCAGCTTGGGCTGTAACTGTATTTACCGCATGGGATAACGCAAAAGTAGCATTTGAAGCTGCTGAAGCGCAAAGAATTATTGATGAAGCTGCTGCTGCACAAGAATTTGCTAAAGCATAATCATGTCTTTTGAAATTGACCCAGTTAAATACGGCCAACTTTGGGAAAAGGTTGATAATTTGACCGCCAAAGTAGATAAACTAGAAGAAGGCATGGAAGAATTGCTTGCTTTAGCTAATAAAGGTCGCGGTGGGTGTTGGGTTGGCATGATGGTAGTATCAGGCATTAGCAGCATTGTTGGTTTCATCGCACACTACTTCACAAGTAAATGATGTGGCAGACCCATTCGGATTATCTGAAGGCGTTAAAGGCCTCACAGACAGCCTTGAAGCAAGCAGAACAGCAAGCAAAGGCTTATCTCAGTCTATTGAAAACATACAGCGAGATGGCCTTGATGTTGCTAACAAACAAGCCCAAGAAAGATTAAGGGCAAGGCGAGAAGCAGAGTTTAGGAAAGAAAGGGCATTAATCAAAGCCCTAGAGTCCTGGAAACATAAAAAACAAATAAGTGATGAAGAAGCCAAATTAAAGATAGACTTTGTAAAGAAATATGGCGCAAAAGAATGGGAAGCGGTCTTAAAAATTAAACTAGACATTGAAAATATGCAACGCAAAGACAACGAAGAATATCAACATGACATTAAAGCGGTACGCAGAGTGCAGTTTTATTGCTTTGCAGCAGCAGCAGTAATAGCTTGGTATTTGACTTGGGGTTATAAATTTTAAGGATTAATTATGTTTCCATTAGGCGCACTATTAGTCATTGGCGGTAAGATACTTGACAAGGTATTTCCAGACCCAGCACAAGCTGAACAAGCTAAACTTAAACTGCTAGAAATGCAACAAAATGGCGAATTAGCCAGAATTGCAGCAGATACCGCAGAACAACAAGAAATCACAAAACGCTGGGAATCAGACATGGCTTCTGACTCTTGGTTATCTAAAAACATTCGCCCTATGGCTTTGATTGCTATCTTTGCCGGTTATTTTGTATTTGCAATGATGTCAGCATTTGGATTTAATGCTACCGAGTCTTATGTACAACTATTAGGTCAATGGGGTCAAATTGTCTTTTTAGCGTATTTTGGTGGTAGAACAGCCGAAAAAATTATGGAAATGAAGAATGGCAAATAACTTTAAAGAGTGTTTAGACTTAGTATTAAAATCTGAAGGTGGCTGGGTAAACCATCCTAGCGACCCAGGTGGTGAAACGAATTTAGGGGTCACCAAGCGTGTTTGGGAAGAATATGTAGGTCACCCAGTTGAGAGTCTTAAAAAGCTAACTAAAGACGATGTAGCACCTTTATATGAACAAAAATACTGGAGAACTTGCTACTGTGAAGTATTACCTAGAGGACTCGATTTTGTTGTCTTTTCAATGGGAGTTAACGCTGGGCCAGGAAGGAGTATTAAATTGCTTCAGCAGTCTATTGGCTGCGTACCTGATGGAGTTATCGGCCCAAAAACAAGAGAACTTATTTCATCCGGCAATGGCACAAATCTTATCGCAAAATTCTCTGAAACTAGACGGGAATACTACCGTTCATTAAAAACTTTCCCTATCTTTGGTAAAGGCTGGCTTGCTAGAGTAGACCGCGAAGAAGCCGAAGCCCTTGATATGATTAAGAATGGCTAACGAACACGCATTACTTTAGCTTTTTTCATTACTAATTCGTATTCTTTTCTAGCTTGGTCATCAAGTTTGCGTAATGGCAATTCTTGGTAATGCTTCCATTTGGCTAAGTATTCTGGTAATTCAGACGGTGGAATCCAACCATTTAAGCGCCAACGCACAGTAATGTCTGTGCCTACAGGTGTATATATGTATTCGTTATTCATCTTTTCTCCATCCAAATTAAGAAAATAATCCCAAAGACACCAACCCATACTATCATGCCTGTTAAAGCCATAACGCTTAAAAAAACTGTCATTTTTTACCTTTCTTAGCCGCTTTCTTTTCTTGGTCAATATACTGGCGCAAAATGCTAATAATCCCAGCTTCTACCAACATTCCAAGACCCTCTTTGTCAAAATGTACTAATGCGTCTGCTGACCCATCTTCATTTTCTTTAACAATTTCAATCTTGATGTTCATTTATTTCCTCTTTTTCAAATAAGTCTTTTACACCCATTTGTTCTTTAGCCCTAATTGACTTCATATAGGTTTTAAGGGCTTTATCATCTTCTTTAAATATCTTGTTAAACATACCTCTGGTTGGGTGTCTAACCGTATATGGTTCAAATCTGCCATGTAGCACATAGTAGCTAAATGCCCTACAGGCCTTTTCGTATTCTTTGCAATCTTCTGCCTGGTCACACTTGTCGCATGGGGCTTCACCCTCAAAGACTCTGCGTACATATTCATCCATTCTTTGACTCCAAATAAACCAAGTTATCAAATTCATTACTTGCTTCATAAGGGTCTGATGATAGATACACTATTTTATCGTTTTCATAAACAGCATAACCGTCTTGGTTTTCTTCTTCAGTCTGGAAATACCATTCTTTTTCATTCAATGGCATTACTTTGTATTTGCCAATATGGCGTGGAATAAGGTCTGAATAGTCAATATGTAATTTCATTTGTTTCCCCTTTGTTGATGTAATGAGTTTCTAGGAAATTACAAGGGAAGTCACTAAGTATTTGTACCTATGTTGTATTTATACAAAATGGGTTGTATTTGGCAGTTGCAAGCAATGGGCGAGAAAGCCGCAAAATAACCCAATTACTGCATCCTACATTGGCGGCTTAACACCCTAAGAATGAGGTGGGGGCGGTCTGCACGGACAGACATGGTAGGTGAAAAGGGGAAAATCACCTCGCCCCCGTTGATTAGTTTAACCCAGTTTTGAGTTTGTATATTTTAAGCAACGATAAGAACATCTCATATCCATCTCGAATGTCTTGTTCGCTATGTTCGTAGATTGCAACTTCGTTAGTTGTGCCGTTAATATAGACATTCGCGCATCGCGCAGAAGGGGCTAAAACCTCTCTGTAAGCTGCTAACTGTAGTGTATGCTCTAGGTAGGGTGTTAAATCACCAGGGGATTTTTCCGTGGTTTTAAAGTCAATTACGACCCCATTGAAATCATGCTTAGGCTTGGCATATAAATCGCACTTACCGCCATAGCCCTCTTGATTAACTAAAGACTGTTCTGGAATCCATAGCTGAGTGCCAAAATGGGCTGTGATGGCCTCATCTACCTTACGGACATACGCTGGCATCTCTGGCATATATTCTTGGTTGTAAAAGGCTTCTATGAAGTCATGGATAAGAGTACCCCTAGTCATGGCTTCTTGGGATTTTTGTTTAGCCAATTCTAGTATTCTGGCTACATAATCTTTTTCTTCTTCTTGCAGACCTCTTGGGTTTTCTGCGGCAGCTTTTATGGCTTCAGATTGCAACCATGTATTAAGGCCATCTTTTGATAGTTGTCCATTAATTGTAGATACGCTTGGGACAAGTGTACCTGGGTTGG